AGTATTTTGACGCTATGGACGCTTTTGCTTATATTGTTGAGATGTTAGAATTAGGTTATAGATATTTTGAACCTACAGATGAAACATACGATACTAAAGAAGAAATAGAAAATGAGTATAAAGAATTAAACAAGCATGACCCTCCAGCAATAGAGGATTGGAGAATTGCATAACTATGTTCACATTATGAACAAAGGAGACTAATGGCGAAAAAAGTAACAGTAGGAAGTTTTGGACCTTTCTTATTTGATGATACATCTACTTTCCAAGATGGTAGTGCTAAGAAAGCAATGACATCAGATTCTACGATAGAAGTTTCAACTCCAGCTGGTGACCCAACAGGAGATGAAGTAGTATCTGCAGCTTCTTTAGCTAAAAGGATTGCAAGAGTTGAAGTAGCTGATATGGATAATCCTACAGAACTATCAGCATTAGACCCTTTAGATGGTACGTTAGCTGTAGTTACAAAACCCGTTGCGAGTACACAGAATGTAGCTAGATTATATTATGGAGATGCTAGTAAAGATGGAGCAGCTCATAATCCACCAGCGAATATAGATGGAGTAGGTTCATCAAGATGGTATGCGATTGATACAGATGGTTCTCATACATACTCTTTTAATGGTATAGCTAATCATAATGCTTGGAATGATTATACAAGACCTGGGACTAGTCAGATACAATGGGATTCAACTGATAGTCTTAATCCTGCAACAGGAGCTTTTTCATATATAACTAATGCATTTAATCAGCATAAATTTAAAGAGTCTATTAAATGGGGAGTACCTGCAACTGATATAACAAAGACTTATGAAATGCTATCAGTAACAGTTCATGCAGTATTAGGAACTGCAGATGTAGCTGCTATGGTAGGAACAGATATAACAACAGATTTAAGAATATTTTTAAGTAGAGTTAATGTAACAGCGGATTCAAGTACTCTTACTTTTGGACAGGATTCAAATAGTTCAGCTGAGATGCCTATACATTTTTATAGTTCAACATCAGGTGTAGATGGTGCTAACTATGATAACTTATATAAACATCAAGTATTTAAAGTTGGTACAACATTACCTGCTACTAGTATGAGTTATCCATCTATATTAAATCCTAATGAAGTATGGATATTCCATATTCAAAAGAGGAATCCAAATGGAGACCAAACTAGCGCAGCTAATCTTTGGAATCCGACTTTTTCAATAACATTAAAGTATAAGGAGAAAATTTAATGCCTAATATATTAGACCCAAATAGTTCAACTGAAACAGATGCTACTAAAACTAATTGGACTGACATAAACCATGACTATGAATATCCTGACCCTTTAGGTTCTAAGTTTAAACCAGGAACTAAGGTTCATGATAGGTTAGTAAGAAAATTATTAAGACGTGCTAGAGACAGTAGAGATAAAATGCAAGTTAAATATAAGAAGTGGGAAAGGATTGATAAAGCTTTAAAAGCATATCAGTCAGATGAAACACTTGATAGTAATAATAGAGTAGATGCTGATACTCCAATTACAGTACCTGTGTTATATTCTACATTAGAAACTTTATTAACATATTTAACTAAAGCTTTTTTACAAATGCCTATATTTAAATATAGAGCAGTAGGACCTGAAGATAGATTAGGTTCTATATTATTAGAAAAACTAATTGAAAATCAATGTAATCATTCTAAGGTAGGTTTAGCAATGCATACTTTATTTAGAGATTCATTAGTGTATGGTGTCGGCATTGTATCTCCTACTTGGGAAACAAAGTATGGTTATAAAGCAGTTAAATCAAGAACTGGTTTTATATCAAGAATGACATCTGCATTTGAAGCTACAGGGTTTGAGAAAGCAACTACACGTAAATTGGTATATGAAGGTAATGCACTTCAAAACATAGACCCTTATATGTACTTACCTGACCCTAATGTACCTATACATAAAGTACAAGAAGGAGAATGGGTAGGTTGGGTAGATAGAAATAATTATTATTCTTTATTAGAATTAGAAGGAGAAGATGATAGTGATTTCTTTAATGTTAAATATCTAAAAAATATGGATGGTAAAAGTACTTTAATATATGATTTAGACCAAGCGTCAGGAACAAAGTATGACGCTAACCCAGCAACGACATCAAGTCCTGTTGATTTGGTTTACTTATATGTTAATTTAATTCCTGAAGATTGGGGCTTAGGTGATGGAGAATATCCTGAGAAATGGTTGTTCATCTTGGCAGGGGATGAAGTTATTATTTCTGCTAAGCCCTTAGGTTTAAATCACGAGATGTTTCCTGTATGTGTAGCTGCTCCTGATTTTGACGGATATAGTACAACTCCAAACTCAAGAATTGAAGTTGTATATCCATTACAAGAAACAATGGATTGGTTATTCTCAAGTCATATGGCTAATGTTAGAAAGAGTTTAAATGATATGTTAATAGTTGACCCTTCTATGATTAATATAAATGACTTACAAAGTCCTGAGCCAGGAAAGTTAATTAGAACTAGAAGAAGTGCTTGGGGAAGGGGAGTTGAAAATTCTGTTAAACAACTTAATGTTACAGATATAACTAAAGGAAATATAGCAGATAGTCAATTTCTATCAGATCTTATAAATCGTGTATCAGCTGCTTCTGATTCATTACAAGGTATGACTTATAATAAAGGTGAAGCAAAGTCAGCTGCTGAATCTACTGCAGCTAGAGCTGGTGCTGTATCTAGATTGGATAAAATGGCTCAAGTAATTAGTATGCAATGTCTACAAGATATTGGATATATGTTTGCTTCTCATACACAACAATTAATGAGTGAAGAAACTTATATTGAGGTAATGGGAAGGTGGGAAGAAGAACTTAAAAAGACTTATGGATTTGATGACCAACAAGCTAGGGTATCTCCATTAGATATACTTATAGATTTTGATGTTGTACCTTATGACGGAGCAATGCCAGGAGCTGAGCCAACAGACTTATGGGTACAATTATATCAGATACTAGCACAAAATCAAGAAGTCGCTCAACAATTTGATATGGTTAAGATATTCAAACATATAGCTTATCAAATGGGAGCAAAAGGTATTGATGAGTTTGCAAAAAGAATGGCTTCAGCACCTAATCCACAATCAATGGCTAGTGATGAACAAGCAGTAATGGAAGCTGCTGTGGGTGGTGCTACTAATGAAGGAGGTAACACAGATGGCAACATCAGCAAGCTGGGATAAGTTTATTCAAAGTGAACATTGGAATGAACTTACTCACATACTTAAAGAAAGGTTAAGTCGTATTAGAGATGCTTTGGAACTGGAGAAAGATGAAATAGTTCTTCGTAACTTACAAGGTTCTGCAGACCAAATTAGATATATGATAAACTTACCTAATGTAATAATAGATGACATGAATAATAAAGGAGAAGTATAATGGTTGAAGAAACTAAAGACCAACATGAGAATCAGGAGGAAATCAATGAGATGTTTGACGATATGCAAGGACAAAATCCTGAACCTAAAGAAGAAACTTCAGAAGAGTCTCCTAAAGAGGAAAGTAAGGAAGAACCTAAGGAAGAGATTTCTGAAGAAAAAGTAGTAGAACCAGAGCCTATTGAAGAACCTGCCCAAGAGGATGAAGAGCCTGTACGTGAATCATCTTCAAAAGAGGATAAGGATAATGAAGTTCGCTCTGAAGAACCTGTTACTGAAAAAGTACCTGAAACTAAAGAAGAAGAACCAGTTAGTGAATTGGATATGTTAAAACAGCAATTAGCTGCTAGAGATAAAACGATTGATGAGTTATCTACAATAGCTAGTGCTCCTAAACCTACTCCACAACCAAAGACTGAGGAAGCTCCTAAAGCTAAGGCACCTAAGGAACAAGAACAAAAAGGACCTGAGCCACCAAAGTCAGTACCTTATGACAATAGTGGTAGGGACATTAGGCAGTTTGTAACTAAAGAAAATATGCAAGAGATTTTAAGAGACCCTAATAAGTTTAATCAAGTATTAGGCTCTGTGTATAATTCTGCAGTTGAGAACACTATTGTTAATGTACCTCAATTAGTTCAAAGGTTAATCAAACAACAAACTACATTGAATGCTAAGGTAGAAGATTTTTATAAAAGACATGAAGATTTAATACCTTATAGAAAATTCATTGGTTATGTTGCGAATGAGTTATCATCCCAAAACCCTTCTTGGGGACTTGATGAGTTATTTGATAACGTGGAAAAAGAAACACGTAAGCGATTAAGTCTTAATAAGGCTAAAGCCTCTCAGGCAAAAGCAGCGGCTAAAACAAAGCCAGCTTTCGCTAAGACTAAGAAATCTGCTAAGCGAGACGTTACAGGAGATAACTTGACAAACCTTGAGAAAGAGTTGAAGGATTTAATGTAATCAACCTTAGGAGGTAAAACAGAATGGCTGAAACAGTAATAGCAGGTCAGTATGTAGACCCTATACCATCAGAGCCTGGTAGAAACGCTGCTAGAGCAGATGGGCAAACTCGTTGTAACTTGAAATGGTATCAAGATAGAAAAAGATGTCATAAAGGTAAAGTGAGTGAGTACATTTCTGATAGTGCTCCAATGACGATAAACTTAGAGCATTGGGAAGGACTTGTATACATCACTAGTAGTTCAGGTGGTGCTGTAACTTGTAATCTTCCTGCAGCTACTGAGTTTCACAATGGAGGTAAGATAGTAATAAACTTTACAAAAGTAGCTACTAATCTTTCTATTGTATCAGAGCAAGGTGCTACAACAGCAGTATCTGCAACAGGAACAGCAACTGCAACAAGTAATGGCTTAGTATGGACTATGTCATAGTAACTAATAATAAAAAAGAAGGAGGGATTTAGCAATGGCTGGATTTCTTGGAATGAGGGGAACAGGAAGTTGGGTTACCGACCAGCGACCTAAGAATTGGAGGGAAATGATTTTATATCTTTACCCAAATGGTTCTGCTCCATTAACAGCGGTATTAAGTAAAATAAGTGAAGAGTCTACTGATGACCCAGAGTTTAATTGGTGGACAAAAGCTTTACCAAAACAATCAGGAACTGTCACAGGTACATATACAGATACTGGATTATCATCTGCACTATCAGGTGCTACAACATCAGGTGATACTGTGTATGCTAAATGTGCTGAAGCAGATGCTGATAATTTCAGAGAAGGGCATACTGCTCTTTTAAGAGATGCTTCAAATCAAGCAATAGATGGTGTTGGTAAAGTAACAGTAGTAGTTAAGAATGGTGCTAATTCATATGTTGGTATTAAAGCTTTAGAAGCTTTTCATGCTGATTTAAACAACACTAACATAGACCAAATCTATGTAATTGGTACTGTTAACTCTGAGGGAGCTGGTTCACCTAGCGCTATCACATACGACCCAACAAAGTTCTTTAATTATACACAAATTTTTAGAACTCCATTGGAAATATCTCGTACTGCGAAAGCGACTAGATTAAGAACTGGTGATGCTTATAAAGAGTTAAAAAGAGAAGCTCTTGAATTGCACTCTATTGAAATGGAAAAAGCATTTCTTTGGGGAATCAAATCAGAGAACACTGGTGCTAACGGACTACCTGAAAGAACTACAGATGGCTTAATCAATTTCATTAATACTAATGCAAGTAGTAATGTATTAGATTATACTAATGATACTGACCTAGCTGCTAATAGTGACTTTGCTTCAGGTGGCGCTGCTTGGGTAGACCACGGAGAACAATTTTTAGATACTACTCTAGAAAAAATCTTCAGACATGGTTCTCAAGAGAAGTTAGCTTTCTGTGGAAGTGGTGCTTTATTAGGTATTCAAAGACTTGCTAAAGCAACAGGTAATATACAACTTTCTCCACAGAGCGAAGCTTATGGTATCAAAGTTGTAGAATGGATAACACCATTTGGAGTTATTACTCTTAAAACTCATCCATTATTAAGTTATGAGGCTGGTACTAGAAATCAAATGATTATAGTAGAACCTGATAAACTTAAATACAGATATATTACAGACACTACTTTTAGTGATGTAACATCTGCTGGAATTGATGGTTTAAAAGAGGAGTATCTAACTGAATGTGGACTTGAAGTTCATCATCCAGAATGTTTCGGAATATTAAAAGGAATCGGTTTAGCTAACGCTTCATAATAATATTCATTAACCCTTGTGGGAGGGTTTCGGCTCTCCCACTACAAACAATGGGAGGCCTTATGGCAGGACCTGTAGATAGTTTCTTAACACAACTTGGTAAACTTGAAAGAGCTGGTAAAGCTTCAGGTGGAAGCACAGGAAAGAGTGATTCTAGAAGTACTCGCTCTCGTGGTAGCGATTACTCAAAGAAGAAATCTAAGAAGAAGAAAGGTGGTAAAGTTACACCATTAAAACCACCAGCTGCTCCACCAAAAGCACCACCAAGAAGACCTTAGGATAACTTAAAAAGAAAGAGAGAGATGCTAAATGACATTCGCACAAATTAGAACACAATTCATTACCTTAAGTGGAAGAAGTGACTTTGAGGACACTGCAGGTAGTCAAGCTGAATTTTTTATAAAAGCTGGTTACGACTATTTAGCATCTCTTCTTTCATTGCCAGGAATGTACACTAAGAGAACTACAACGTTATTATCTAATATTAATACTTTTTCAAGTGTTGATGATAGAGCTATAAAATCAGTATATGTTATAGATGGAGATAATGTAGTTAAATTAAATAAACTGACAATGGAAGAGTTTATGCAAACGTATGGGAACTCAACTCATACAAATAGTAAAGGAAAGCCTATTGATTATACTATAGATATGCCAGGACCAGGAGATTCAAACTCTCTTGATACTACATCTCTTAGAGTAATAGTAGGACCTAGACCTGATAAAACTTATATGATAGAGTATATAGCTTTACCATTTGATAGGTTTTATGATTTAAGTGGTTCTACACAATGGCAGGAAACTAAATCAAATTGGTTAGCTACAAATTACCCTGATTTAGTAATACAAGCTGCTTTATATAAATTAGAAGTATTTTATAGAAATGTTGAAGGAGCTAAAGGGTGGCTAGATGGAATTACAGAAGCAGTTAAACATATTGACTTTGATAAGGTTGAAACAGAATTAGCTGATGTAAGTACAATGACAGAACAATATAAATTAGATAGGAGCTTATAGATTATGTCAAATAAACGAGTTTACAATCATAGAAGTAACCCTCAGTTTATAAAGTTTCAAAGTGAAGAAGCTAAGAAAACTTATGTAACTATACCACCTTCACAAGTATCTTTTTATGCAGAAGATTTTAGTGAAGCAATTTTTTATCGTAAGATGATTGCAATAAATGGAACACTTAAAGGATTACAAATTCATTTAGAATCATTAGAAGGAAACTTAAAAAATATTACAGTTAGAATAAGTTTGGCTAGAGGAGGTGTATCAACATATGCTGATGTACCAGTAGAGCAGGGAACTAATGAATACCCTGATACAGTATTTGAAGTACAAAGAGGGGATAGGTTTTCACTATCTATCTTAGCAACAGATGCAGATAACTTAAAATTTATTGATGAAAGAGCTGGTGGGTTATGGGGTGGCTTAGCTTTATATTCTAGTAGAAGTGATATAGAAGTTCATCAGAAAGTAAATGAAAATGGCTAAAGAGTTTCAATATAGTTTAGAGCCTTATTTTATTAAAGGGTTAAGACCTGATACTATAGGAGTAGGTCAAGGTCAGTTAACTACACAAGACTCTAAAGCTAAAGATAAATTCCTTGAAACAGCTGAGGGATGTATTGTGGGAGATACAGGAATTATCCCTATACTACCACCTATAGACCACAATTTTTCATCTCAATGGCTTACGTTACAGGGTATAGAATATAACTGGCCTTTTGGTCAAGGCCTTCAAGTAGGAGAGCAGTTACATTATATCTCAGATACTAAAATTTATAAAATAGATTTTGGAGATGGAAAGTCAGGTAATAATTCAGCAACTGTAATACCTTGTTTTAATTATTTAGATGGGACAACTCCAAGTGATATAAGAACAGGAACTAATGCTAATTTTACATTCGCTTATTTTAATGAAAAGACTTGGTTTGCTTTTAACGGAGTATCTATATTAATGCAACATAATTTAGGTGAAGTTCATAATGGGTATACTAGTACTAAAGGTAAATATTTAACTATTAATGGTCAAGAAGTTCCTGAAGATTTTACTATTAATACAGGGTGTGCTCATAGAGGTCGTTTAATTACAGCAGGTTTTACAAGAGGTAGACATAAACTTTGGGAAGCTCATTTAGATGCTTGGCAAGATTTAAATCTTCCTGATAGCGCATGGACAGATGGTGCTGAGTCTGATTGTTTTGCAGGAGATACTATAGCATGGTCATCTATAGGAGGTGGAGATGCACTATGGCAATTTTATCCTGAACTCGCATTAACAAGTTCTACTGATAGGGTTATCGCATATGATGAGAATCATTCTGTTGGTAATGCTTATATGTTTAATAAAGATATAGAGAATATGTCAGGGTATATGAAATTACCTTATGGAGAACCTATATTATCTACAGTACCTATTGGTAAGAATATATTAGTACAAACTAGACATCATACTTGTATGCTAACATTACAAAGTAAACCAATATCTACATATGGTTTCAAACATATAGCTGATGTAGGTATTGCAAGTCGTACTGCTGTTGATGTTAAGAATGATAAAGAAGCAATATTTCTTGCGAATGATGGAGCTTTACATTCAGTTAATGAAAAAGGTGATATTAAAAGAATTGGCTATTCAGGTTGGTTTAGACCAGGATTGGTTGATTTACCTATAGGAGGTTATTCTCAAGTAACAGACGCTTTAAAAGTTCATACAGTTTTCTATGACGGAACTTGGAACTGTTGGTTTATAAGTACAGAAGATGAAACATTTATATATACTGAGAATGGTTTCACTCAGATTAATAATAGAATGACAGGTAGGATAATGTATCCTGAAGGTTTGAGGTTTGGAGGGTCTAACTATGCAGGACCTGTATGGAATTATATATACTTTAGCCCTGATGTAAATACAGATACAGCAGGTGTTAAATGTATTACTGAAGGATTTGAAATGAATCCTAAAGGTATTAAAAGAATTACTTGGGTTAATGTAGTAGGCTATAAAGGCTCAGGAAATACAGACCCAGAACCTGATGAGATAACTGTGTATTATAAAGTTAGAGCTATGGGAAGTAATAATATAGATGGAGCAACAACAGGATATAGTTCTAGTGTATGGAGAAAGAAAACATTAACAATTCCTGATACAGGAGCTTGTTATTTTGGTGTGGAAGGTTATGTCTTTAAAGTGGAATTTAGTGGGAAAGGGACTAATGCCTCTGTAGCTACACATTTGTATAATTTTCCTGCATCTATAGAAGTAAGGTGGCAATTATCAGATAAACGATTTGTAAGAGGAGCATACTAATATGATGTTAAAACTATTACCACAACAGGTTAGTGATAATTGGGATGAGATTAAACAAGCTATATTATTAGCTAACCCTGCTCAGTCGTATATGACTGCTGAAAGATTAAACAATGTACTTAAAAGTATATTATTAGAAGAATCACAATGTTGGGCTTTATGTGATGACCTAAACCCAGAAGACCCTAAGATTCATGGGATATGTGTTACTCAAATAATGATGGATAATTTAGCTGATGTAAGAAATCTTACTATATATGCTTTATATTCTAAAAAATTATTAACAGGTAAGATGTACTTATCTTTATTTTTAACCTTATCAAAATTTGCGAAAGCTAATAGTTGTCATAGAGTTATGGCATATACTGAGGTACCTAAAATTATAGATATTGTAGGTAAGTTACCTAATGGACATAGTAACTATACCTTCTTAAGTTGGGATGTGTTTAGGGAAGTTAAGCCTAAAGAATTAAGAAAGATAATTCAAAATATAGATAATGAACTTAATCATGGTAATTCTCAATATGATGAAGTTCAATTCAAAGATACACTTATTAAAAATGGAGGTTATAATCGTGAAGATATATAATTCAATAACAATGGAATGGGATGAGAATTCCCAATCATTTATAACTGTTGAAGAAGATAGTTATGAATACGAAGGTCCTCTTGCTGAATGTAAAGGAGGAGGTGGAGGAGCGAGTGGTGAAGTTAAATACCCTGCATACCAAGAAGCATGGCATACTGCATTATTAGGTACAGCACCTACTGCAGGTGCTAATCAATTTGGTGGAGTGTTTCCATCAATAATAGCTTCTAATCCTTATACAGCTGCTGTAGCGTCAAATCCTACAGCTGATTTAGAAGGAGTGCAGACTTTAATGAATCTTATTGAAAGTACGTTTGCACAAAATAGTCCATTAGGTGATTATAATTTACACTCAAATGCAGCTATTACTC